CCTTGTGGAATACCATGATGAGATCCATTACGCGCATCAGCGCGCCATGCACTTTCTTTTCCATAGAGTGTAGATATACATTTGTAATGGTCTTTAGTTAGTTGTGCTTTTGCATACTGCTTTGCACTCATCTCTTCATAAGGTGCGACAGCTGATGCTGGCAAACATAGACCTGCCCCAATAGCTAAACTAGCGGTCGCGAGCAGTCGGCTGAAGCCGCTCGCTAGCGAGTTATAGCGTACTCGACGTGTCAAGTTAGAGCGTGAATCTTGGGAGTTTCGTTTCATTTGGTTAGTAACTCCAATGCATAGTAGGCCTGTTGTGGTACAACACCATTACCTAATAGCTTCATGGTTTGAGCATTACTGAGATCACAATCAGTTACCCATCCAACAGGTAATCCCATCATATATTCAACGAACACTGAGTTTAGTTTATCTTCAGCCAATGCATTTGGCGGCGTTTGCATAGGCATTTGACATCGTGAAGTAAATCTGCGCCCCAGTTTCTGCACTTGCCTGTTGTGTGGCTTATGTTGGTTGTCGGTGTCGCTAGTCTGACAGCCACACCCGTACTCATGCCAATCTGGCCTGTTGATGACCTTGCTTGTCTGTCCATAAATACTTGAATTGGTTCGTCGTGGTTCCTTGTGTGCATAACTGTTGGAGTAGGCAATAATGAAGATCCTTGCTCTTTGATGTGGCGCTCCGACATCTGAAGCTCGAACAACACTCCATTTTGCATCATACCCATTTGAGGCAAGGCCTTTGAGAACTTCTTCCATTCCAAGGCTGATGTGCCCTCTGACATTTTCCAAGACCACAATTCTTGGATGAAGTACGCTAATGGCTTCAAGGATATATGGCCAGAGATGTCTTTCATCGTTTTTGCCCTTTCGTTGTCCTGCATGACTAAATGGCTGACATGGATAGCCAGCAGTGAGTATGTCTATAGGTTCAACTGAACCCCAATCAATTGCTTTGATGTCACCATAATTCGGTATAGTAAATCTTTTTGTAATTACATGACTTGCGTATTTATCTGTTTCAGCGCACCAAACAGTTTCAGCATCAAAGAAGGTCTCAACAGCTAGATCTAATCCACCATAGCCAGTGCATAATGAACCTATTTTCATTTATCTTTACCCCATCCTTTGCCCTTGAAGATTGCAGCTGTTGGTTGGTATAGGCGAATCATTACGGACTTACACTTGCAATAGACTGCTTCACCTAAATCAGTGATGGATCGTGTAACTTCCTTAGTCTTATTACATGACATACATTTGTATTCATAGACTGGCATTTCTTTCATCCTCTATTCTACATGTGCTACATATTGCAGTCATCCATCCACCGCATTGCTTACACCTGTCGATTTGTAATGATTGCTCTGAATATCCTGCTTTTAGCAATAGCGAGACCAAGTCATCGAATCGAAGCATTGCCCCGTACTCCGATGCGACTTCCCCTTGTCCATTGAACCGCATGACAACAATCGGCAATTCCCCAACAACCGATCGTTGCTTGACTTGGTCTAGCCATGCTTTAGGTTGGAAGGCAGAGCGAGCCTTTACTTCAAGGTCGAACGGAACCCCAGTAATGTCTTTGCCCTGCCTTCCAGCCCCAGCTGACTCAGCATGTTCCCACCACTGAGCCAGATACTGTGCAACTACTCGCTGTGTGCGATAGCCACGATGTTTCCTGCTTTGACTAGCCATTGACCGCATGACACTTGACACATTGCCAGACTGTATAGACAGGATTATCTAAATCCACGTCAATTCTAATGTCAGTGACTAACACTGGCACGTTACACATTTGACATGTAATCCACTGCTCAGGTTTAGCGTATGGATCATGTACTACATCCTTCAAGTAATGGTCACCTAAGACAATAGGTGGCATGTCCTCACCGTCGCGAAAGACTTCGATATATCCCATGAGTGGTTACTTCTTATCCCATTTGGCTGGACATTGTTCTGCTCTTGGTGCGCCATTAGCTGCGCAGACCCAACCAGAATACTCACCCTTAGCATTGACACCCATCTTGCGTTGCATTTCGCCATGCTGACACATAGGAGCAACTGGCACTGGCTTTGCGCCTAGTTCTGCCTGAACTAATGCAATTGCTTGTGCAGCTTGTGTTGGTTCTTTGACCTTCTTGTCACCATAGATTTCCCATGTCGATGCAAACGATGCTGCATCTACTTCTGGTACAACTACAAGTGGTACAGGATGTTGTACGACTTTTGTCATTTCTTCTCGGGAAGGGCGTTTGCCCTTAGCTGCATAATTTGCGTTTGCAAGCGCACGACCGATTGCCGAAGTTTCACAGTTCTCCAATGCGCTAGTAGCATTGACACCTCGATCAGTAATCTTCTCCTCCGCGAGTCCTGTGGCGTACGCGACGCTATCGAGATAAGTCCGATATAGATATGCCTGAACAATGTATTGGCCATTTGAGAACGAGATGAGTTCAGTCGCGACACGACCATCTTCATTTTCTTTCCACCATTTCGATAACCTTTCTTCTACTGGTTCATAATCTTCAAGATTGAATGCCACTTGGTAACTCCTCTTGGCTTAGTAATGAATCGACCTGCTCAGTGAGAGGCCAATGTGTGCCGTCTGGCCAAAGGGAAACTTCGACCGCGCAGTCGAAACAGTAGTGCCTTTTCTCATTCTTTGACTTAGGGTGAACGCTGACAACAGTCCAGACTGCTTGCCTTCTTCCCTTTTCAAACTCTGTTCCATAGTGTGCTTTGCAATAATCACACCAGATGCCGGACTTTGTTCTAGTAACTGTCAAGGTCATCCCAATCAGTTGATGCAATTTGTCCAGCGATTGCAATGTAAGCTGCGCAGTCCTTGTAAGAGTCCTCGTGGTGAGGACTTTCTTGGATCCGAGCGACTTTGACGAGTGCCATGCAGATTGCGACTTGGTTTGGCTCGATTTGTACATCGAGATAACTTGACCAGAGTCTTGCAATGCGAAGGTGATTGATAGCTGGTGTGCCGTAGTCTGCACCTCTGTCGAGGATGAGTCCTTTTGCTTCGTCGAGGATTTCATTGGCTTTCATTCTTGCCAGAACGCTTGTCGAGAGACATTGCGACCGCGAGTATAACCCTCGCGCTTTCCATCCTTGAAGCCTTGCCAGTACATAATAAAGTTTGCCGCTAGAAAGAACGACAGTGCTGCTATAAACTGAATCCAATCCATGATTTTTAGCCCTAATGTGTCGGTTCGTTCGACCTTCACACCTTTACGGTCTCACAGATAACTGACAGAATCAATTACATTTGATAACGAAATGATAACAATTCTCCAAGATCTACTGCTTCATCGAGCGTAGGTCTTAGTGGGACTATCGAATCAACGAGGCTTTCCATAGCGCCTACCACTGACAAGGAACGTGCCATCCTTTTCAATATAGACCAACTGGACGTTGACACGCTTGCCATCAGTCTCGATGGTTGCAAAGGCCTGTTGCCAGTTAGCCGTTCCTTTGGTGTATCCAGCCTGCTTGAAGTTCATTAGGTTGCCTACCTCAACACCATGGATAACACGCCCTAAAACGCCACCAGAGGCTTCTGTGAAGGCACTACGCCCTGCCCTATGAGTATGTCCACAGATGACGCTTTTGCCATGCCTACGAGCCGCTCCTAAGGCTGTAAGGCCTGCATTAGGGTTAATGCCCTGCTCATCCCCATGGATAGCAATCCAGTTAGGTGCGATAGCCATTGGCTTCTTATGGAATGTAATCCCTAATTCATCTAGCTGCATGAACCGTTCAAACTTCATCTCAGGTAATGACAAAAATGCTGGTATTTTCTTCATGATTACGTTGTATAAACGGTCTGTGTGGTTAGACCGAATCATGTCTGTTACTTGTAAGTCGTATAATGTCTGAACAGCAAGGTCGCGATCTTCTCCAAGAGTCTGCTCGTACCAGCCTGGCGTTCCTTCTGTCCAACGTGAGATTTGTGGTAAGTCGATTTCGTCGCCAATCGTGACGACTTTGTGAGGCTTCCAAGCGCGGATAAACGCCCCAAGGTTTTTGACTGCGACTTCATCGTGATACGGAACCTGTAAATCTGATACGACTACAGTGCGTTGAATCATTCATCCTCATCATCTTCGTATGGGATAGAGTCAATCTTGTTAGGCAATGCAGGAAGAAGCCAGTCAGGATAAGTTGCACGATCTGAAATAATTGCTAAAGATAAATCAACAGCAAAGCCAGCCCTGCGAAGGCTCTTATAGAACTCATGCATGGCAATGCTGTAAGCATCTAACTTCGAATAC